AGCAATTTTAATTCTTGACATACGTCCAGCAAATGTTTCAGCAGCTGCTGCAGCCTGACCTGCAAATGTTTCAGACAATGCTTTAACTGCAGCATCAAAATCTTTAGTTTTAACAATGTTCTCATCAAGTGGAACACCAATTCTTTTTAAAGCACCAAGATTGCCATCGTAGGCTTTTCCAAGGGCTTCAGTAACTGCTGCTAAGTCTTTGCCTGTACCTGCTGCAATATCTAATGCAAGTTGTTGAAGTTTTTGTGCTTTAGTTACATCTTGTGTTGATCTAACAAGCCTGTCTAAAGATGGTCTTAACTGATCATCAGCAATACCAGTGGCTCTAGCTGTGGCATCAATGTAATCTTCGGTTGCTGCAATCTGTTGATCTGTTGCTTTAGTTGTATTGCGTAAAGTTTGAGCCAGGCTAACCTGGGCTTTTTCATCTTCAATGGCTGCTTTAACAGCTGAGACACCAATTGCAAATGCTGCTGTTCCAACTGCTGTTGCAAGACCTAAGAATGCTTTGGCTGCGTTTGCCACAACCTTATCAACCTTGTTTGTGAATGAAGTTGTATCTGTTGCTGCTTTATCTAAGCCAGTTGAGAATTGCGCTGTGTCTGCAAGTAGTTGCAGTTTCAGTGTTCTAATGTCTGCCATGTTAATTCCTCTCGCGCCATTCTCGTCTTATTCTATCAACTTCCTCAACCCATCTTCTTGTTATTTCAGGTTGTAATGCTTTAAGTGTTGGGAATATAAAGTAACCTGCGTTACCTCTGCCCTCGCGTGGTGATCGTGGTTGGAATTGTCTGTAACCAACATAGTTTGTTGATTTGCCTTTTCTTTTGCGTGGTCTGTCTTGGTAAGCACCAAATTCAACACCCAAAGCAATTTCACCAACTGGTGTTCCATTTTTTAATTTGACTGAACTTCCACCAACTGTGAAGAATGGTGTTTTTGATTTTGGTGACACTTTAATTGATCTGGCAATTGCTTGGCCTTGTGGTGTTGATTGTAAAGCTGAGCCAACGGCTGAGGCTGCTTCAATTGCGATTTGTTGAGCTGCACGATTCATGTCATTTTGAGCAATCTCATCCATGTTTTTAAAAGTCTTACGAATGGCGTTGATGTCAGCGTCTTTGATTTTGATTTCAAATGGTCTAGTTGCCATGGTATCTATTCACCACATCTGCAATTGTTGATACCTGCTCGGCCGAAAGCGTTTTGAACTCTGATAATGGCTGGCGCGAAATAACGGCCAGTTCTATCAAACTTCTTTCGATGCTTCCGGCTGGGTAAAATTTGTTGTTGCAAAATCCTTTGAATTGATGTGAACAACTGTTGATCGCCAATCTTCAAACTTACCAACAGGTTTGTCACTGACTCGTCTTTGCATTTGGTAAGCAAGCCAGAATTGTTGTTCAAGGCTTGGTGGCAATTCTCGTTTAAATAACTCGAGAAATGTTGCGCCAGTTTCCTTTTCAGCTTGTGCAATCTCCCATGGAATAGTCCACTCTTCGTAAGACTTTCCATTTGCCAACGTCCATTCTATTTGTATCTTAAACATTAGGTGACCCCTGTTCGATAGTTACGCTATTGATACTGATCGGATTGGCATTGAAACTGAAACAGTTAATGCATCCGGTGCAGCGCCACCAAAATCAGGACGCTTAGGCAAGACAGTCAAAGTCATAGTTTTGCTATTGATTTGAATTGTCATTGTTTGTGTTGTTGTTGGGTTTGTGTCTGCATCTGTCCAGAGTACATCACAAAATCCACCTGTTACGCCCCAGTCTTGCAGGATTTCAAGTGTTACTGTTCCAACTTCTTTATCAACTACATAATCAACTAATCCATTCAAAGTTTGAACTTGTGCGTTTGGATCGTCTAATGTAACTGTTGCACTAGTGATTTGATCATCATAGTTCACAGATTTGTATGTCAGGGCAATGCTTCTGCCCGTAATAACTGATGTTGGCATATTGTCTTTCCTTTCTTATGGATTGTATATTGTAGTTATTGACACTTCAACCGAATAAACATCATTACTATTCGCTTGTCGTATCCTTGGGCTGGAAACTGAAAGTATCTGCCAAGATTGTGGAATCAATGGAAGCACAGTTGCAACCATTGTTTCTAGTTGTACTAATGCACCAGGATTTGTGTTTGGTGCTGCAACTAATTCTAATGTATATCTAACGCGCCAGGCTTTATTGTTTCCAAGTACTACTGGTTCAAGCCATGGATCAGCTGACAAAATCATAATGCTTGGTGTTGTGACAAATTCTGCACCAAAGTCAACAACTGAATAATTGCTGTTTGATGTGATAGCTGTTTTAAGGTTTGCGCGTAATGTTGCTAATGTCATCCTATTAACGCCTCAACATCAATGTATGCGCCAAGCATTCCAATAATTCTGTTTTGAATTGTACGGCCTAAAATATAAGGTTGTGGCACAAAATCCAGTCCACTCTGACTTGACCCGGCACTGGTGCGCGCTTTGAATACATCTAATGAAACTGTTAGCACTGCTGATTCAACTGGTGCAACATCTGCGTATTGTGACAGACCATTTACTGTAACTAAGCCATTTGGGATGATATTTCGCCAATCATGTTCAGTTGCACCTGCTGTTGTAATTTTGAAAGTAAATTCATCAACAATTTCAGATACTGTTTTTGATCCATTATGTCCAGTAACACCGGTGATTGTGACTACTTGTGTTGCGTAAAGTTTGTGGGGTTTTGTTGAATGCAAAACTGTTGAAGTTGCACTCTCTGTGTAATGTTTATCAATTGGTGCGTTCCATTGAACTAAAAGATTGCCAACAACTGATTCTGCTGTATCAATTATTTCATCAAGAATTGCATCTGAATACAAAGTTGAACTGACTCCATTTAATGCTGCGCGCAGTTCTGATGCTGTGATGATTGATGGCATGTCTTACCTTTCGTGTGGTGTTACCTGGCAGGACAGGGGTCTAACCTGCCAGGCAACTTCTAAGGTCGCTAATTAAGCAACAGTCAAATTACGGAATGCAGTTGGATATTTCGCACAAGTGGCGACATAGCCGTAAATTCCGATCTCGATTTCGCCCGTTGAAACTTGATTGGTGCGAAGTTGGAATGCGCTTGACTTGTACATGGTTGCAGCGTCACTTGAATAAACAACGCCTTTAACGCCTGTACCGGTGTCAAAGTTTGGATCAACAACTAATCCCAATCCTGCGATTGTTCCTGCTGTTGAACCTTGGGTCATAAGACCTGCTGCGTTTTGTGGTGCTGCTGCTGCAAATAGTGGTCTTTGTGATCCATCTACTGCTGCAAGTAACTCTGCAAAGTTTCCTGTGTCTGCAAGGAATCTGTTTGGAGTTTTGCGAAGTACTGCGTATGAATCTGCAATACCATCAGCAATTGCTGCGTACAAAGTTGCACCAGTTGAAACTGCTGCACCTGCTAATGCAATTGAAGCTGCATAAGCATCTGCCTTTTGAGCCCAAGATGCAGCGAGTTCTCTTAAGAGCACATCAAGGTATGCAGGGTCGCTTCTGTCAAGAAGTTCGACTGATACTTTGTTTGCGCCAGCAATTTTAACAACATCAATTTCTTTTGAAGTGATTGTTGTATCGGTTGAATCAAATTCAACTGCTTCTGCTGTAACTGCTGTGGTTGCTTGTGTTCCAATAACTGGTCGGTAGAATTTCATTCCACTTGCAGGTAATACACCTTGCTCTAATGAATCAGCAAATGGCATTGAGTTATCAATGATGCCAATCAAATCGCGTAGGTAACTTGGAGGTACAACACCGATATTTTCGGTTGTTGTTGCTGCATCAATTGCTGCAACTAGATCGCGTGCATCTGAGTTTCCTCTTGATGCATTGAATTGTGCTTTTGCATATTCGCCAGCTGTGATGTTTGTGTTCACGCGTGGTTTTGCATAAGCAACTGGTGCTTGTACTGCTTTTGAGGCTTCAACTGCAACTTCTGGCGCAGTTTCGACCACTGGAGTTACTTCTTCAGGATTTCCCATTGAAGTGACCTCGCTTTCGGTTTGGTTTGTTTGTTCATCACTTGCGCTGATTGCAGTGACTTCTGTTTCGTCTGCTTTTTGAGCAGCGACATCTGTAATTTGTGCTTCAGCAAATGCTGGAGTATCAACAACTGATACTTCCAAAATTGATGCTGATGTCACATAGATTTCATCTTCTTTGTTTTCGTATTGGTCTATTGATGCACCGATTGATAATCCGGATTTTAAGCCGTCTTGTGCAAGTGCCAAAATATCGTCACCTGCTGATGTGCGTGCAACTTTAAATTTGCCAATAATTCCAACTGGTGTAATTTCGTGATTTATCATTCTGCCACGCACTTTGTTCATGTCATGATCTTCAAATAATTTGACATCATTTCCAAGTTTAAGTGAACCTTGTTCAAATATGACTCGACCAAAGTTTGTCAATCCGGGTTTTCCAAAAGGCACTATGATTCCTGTGATTTCTCTTTTGGATGTGTTTGCTGTTAATATGTCGCTTGTAAATTTGATTTCCATTGTTACCTCACTAAATCTTCTTCCATGCGAGCCTCATCAACTGTGAGCACTCCCAATGGAATTAGTTTTGAATAAACATCTGCTCTTTCCAATGGATTACCTCTTAAGAAGTCATCCAAATCATATTCAACATATTGTGTCGAAACTGTAATGTCATCCATTGACAATCTTTGTTCAATCGCTGTTAACAATGGGCGAAGTGAGAAATCCAAAAGCGCTCTGCGTTCAGCTGTAACATTTGAATAAGTCATTGTGTTAGATGAAGCATCTAAATAATATGCAGGGATATTCATCAACCTGGCTATTTCTTTCGCAAGGTATTCTCTGCCTTCTGTTAATTGAAGATCAGCTGCATTGAATCCAACTGATTCCATGGAAACATTGTCAGATAAGAATGCTGTGCCTTTTGTTTGTCTTGCTTGTTTCCAAGCGTTTAAAATTGCTGTTGCTTTATTTGCATCCATTGGAACATTTGCTTTAAGCACCACGCTAGGCGTTGGGGTTTCAGCATAATTAAAAACAGCTCTTTCAAGAGCTGCAGCAGTCCTTAATGTTCTGCCACCACGATTCAAAATACCATCTGGATCAATGCCAGTAAATTGAATTAGTGAACCGATGCCGTTGTCTGGAAGTCTTTGTGCTTCTAGTTGGTAACCAATTACTAGTTCACCCGTTGAATCAAGTACTTGTGAAACTCTTGGTGCATCAATCCATCTGATTTGTGATGGTCTGCCTGTTGCAGGATCAATTTCTTTAATTTGCCAATATGCAACACCATGAAACAAAAGATTTTCTGCAGTCATGCCGTAGACAACAGCAGTTGGCATATTTTTATCCGGTTGCGAAATTATTGTTGGTGTTGGTTCAACTCTTGTTTTGTCAAATTTTCTTTTAACATGTAATTCTAAACTTGACGCAGTGCCAACTATTATATTCCTGCCGCGACTGCACGCCGGTACGGATAAAGCCTCACGTCTTGTAACAAATGTTGATGTAACACCATCAAAGCCTGGTGAAAATAAAGATAGTTGTTTATCTGGAAATACATAAGGTGCAATTGCAGCTGTTAGTTGTGGCTTGAAGTATTTTGAGTATATGCCCATAGTCTTTTTATTATCTCATAGATTTACTATTAATGTTACT